TGCTAGGATGTCTGGAGTTAAAGGACCTATGAAAGACGAGAAGGGTCGCCCTACTCGCAAAGCACTAGCCCTTCGTAAATGGAAATGCTAAATGGCTAAACCTGGACTCTACGCTAACATCCACGCTTAGCGTGAACGTATCGCTAAAGGTAGTGGAGAGAAGATGCGTAAACCTGGTGCTAAAGGAGCACCTACTGCAGCTCAATTTAAACGTGCTGCTAAGACTGCTAAAAAGAAATAGGAGTATTCTAATGCCTCTCAAGAAAGGTTCTTCTGATAAGACTGTATCTGCTAACATCCGCAAGATGAAGGCAGAAGGTTATCCTCAGAAACAAGCTGTTGCTGCTGCTCTCAGTAGTGCAGGTAAGTCTAAGGCTAAGCCTAAAGCTAAGAAAAAGAAAATGTAGTATTGGCAAGTCCGTCAATACTGCGCGTGTATTGGCGGATTAGTTGGAGTAATCAATATTAAAGTTCTTCGCTTTATTATCATGATTCCTATTCTAACTACTCTGTCAGTCATTAGCTCATGGTATGGTCCCGGATTCAACGGGGGCATTACAGCTAATGGTGAACGGTTTAATCAACAATCCCTTACTGCAGCGCACAAGACACTTCCATTTGGAACACGCCTACGGGTATGCTTCAAGCGGTGTGCCGTTGTTCGGGTAAATGATCGTGGACCTTATTATTCAAATAGGTCTCTTGATCTCAGTAAAGGTGCGGCTGATGCAATCGGCTTCACTGGCTCTGGAGTTGGACGGGTACAAGTAACTCGACTAAACTAACTTCAAATGAATACTACAATCGCGGATTCCGCATGGATGGCTGGACTTTTCGAGGGCGAAGGGTCTATCTCCATTAGTCAGAAAAAAGGTTATTGCTACCTTCAACTTGTCAGTACTGATCATGACGTTCTACTTAAGTTCGCTAGATTGGCTGGCTGCATAAACAACAAAATTACTTATTGCCCGCGTCGGTCACATCAAAATAAAGATGCTTGGAAATGGCAAGTAGGTAACAAACAAGACGTTACTCGCTTGCTTAATTTAATGCTGCCATATTTGGGTGATCGTCGTGCCCATAAGGCATTAGATGTTTTCGATTTTTACGATGACCGCAACACTCGCTCTCCCTCAGAAGAGTTCAAATCTCTGGGATAAATATCTAGGCTGGGTAACCAGTACCGACAACCGTATTTATATCGGCCACTTCGGGGTAATCATGATCCCTTGTTTGTTGGCTGCAGCTATCTGCTTTACTATTGCGTTTATCGCAGCACCACCTACGGATATTGACGGTATCCGTGAACCTGTCTCTGGCAGTCTTCTTTATGGAAACAACATCATATCGGGAGCCGTCGTTCCGAGCAGCAATGCCATCGGACTACACTTCTACCCAATTTGGGAAGCTAGTTCACTTGATGAATGGCTCTACAATGGGGGTCCTTTCCAACTCATCGTTTTCCACTTCCTCATTGGCGTCTATGCTTACATGGGACGCGAGTGGGAACTTAGCTATCGACTAGGGATGAGGCCTTGGATTTGTGTCGCATACTCTGCTCCTGTTGCTGCAGCGTCGGCAGTATTCCTGGTTTACCCCTTTGGTCAAGGTTCGTTCTCCGATGCTATGCCTCTGGGTATTTCGGGAACCTTCAACTACATGTTGGTATTTCAAGCCGAACATAACATTCTCATGCACCCATTTCATATGCTCGGTGTTGCTGGGGTGTTCGGTGGGTCACTATTCAGTGCTATGCACGGTTCGCTTGTCACGTCCTCGCTTGTGCGTGAAACTACTGAACAGGAAAGTCAGAACTATGGTTACAAGTTTGGGCAAGAAGAAGAGACTTATAACATCGTAGCCGCTCATGGTTATTTTGGACGTTTGATCTTCCAATATGCATCTTTCAATAATAGCCGTAGCCTTCACTTCTTCCTTGCTGCTTGGCCTGTTGTTGGTATTTGGTTTGCTGCTCTGGGCGTTTCGACCATGGCTTTCAATCTTAATGGTTTCAACTTTAACCAAAGCCTTGTCAGCTCTGAAGGGAAAGTGATTAACACTTGGGCTGACATTCTGAACCGAGCTGGTCTTGGTTTTGAAGTGATGCATGAACGTAATGCTCACAACTTCCCACTCGATCTCGCCAGTGCTGAGACCACTCCTGTGGCATTGGTAGCTCCTACTATTGGATAATTAAATGGCATCTGCTAACGCCTACGACCCTAGCGATCTTTTGACTGGTCTTGAAAGTCAGTACGTAACTGCTACTGCTACTGCTCCAGCATTCCTCACCGCTTATGGTGAAGCCAACCAGACCTTGACTGAACTCAGCCCTGCTGGTGTCAAGGTGCAAGCTAATACTCTTAGCCCCTGGACCTGATAATTAAGTAACGCCGTACGTTCATCCTTCGGGACGCATACCGCCTGATCATGGAACGGGGGTCAGGTACTTCAATCCTCATCATGACTAAAGTCGAATTGGATGCCCGTGTACGGGAACAGCAAGCTCAACAAAAAGAGCAGAAGTTGAAGTATCGCGGCGTTGCTTACACACCTAAACAAAAATAGTTCCCGCTAATTCGGGCTGAAATCCACAGCAATGTGGTGTCTTCCATAGTCTAGTGGTCAGGACAAGCGGACAACGCATTGAGTTCGGGTTCGATTCCCGATGGAAGAATTGACTATTGGCCGGTACGCCGATAACCTTTAGTCATGACGGTCTGGAGAGACAGACAAACAAAAATATCAATGAATGCACATGTATTACCATGTGAATTCCTAAGCGCTTAGGGAGAACGTAAACAACTCTCTCTTTTCTATTGTGGCTAACACTACTCAAACTCTGATGGGTGCCATTAACAAAGTTAATGATGGCTCCTATGATTCTAAATATGCAACTTACCTGAAACTGTTTTCGGGTGAGATGATCAAGGCGTATGAAAGCGCCACTATTGCTAAGGACACTGTGCAGACCCGTACCCTGCGTAACGGTAAGTCTCTGCAGTTCATCTACACTGGCCGTATGCAGGCTGGTTACCACACCCCTGGTACTCCTATCCTGGGTTCTGGTGATCCTCCGGTGGCTGAGAAGACTATCGTTTGTGACGACCTTCTGATCAGCTCGGCTTTCGTGTATGATCTTGATGAAACCCTGGCTCACTACAGCCTGCGTTCTGAGATCTCTGCTAAGATCGGTCATGCTCTGGCTGAAGCTTATGACAAGAAGATCTTCCGTATTATCGCTAAGGCTGCTCGTCAGGCTCATCCTATCACTGCTGCTCCCGGTCCTGAGCCCGGTGGTTCTGTGATCCAACTTGGTGCTACCAACGAGTACAATGCTCAAGCTCTGGTCGATGCCTTCTTCGAAGCTGCTTCGATCCTGGATGAAAAGAATGTACCCAAGCAAGGTCGTCATGCTGTGCTGTCTCCTCGTCAGTACTATGCACTGATCAGCCAAGTGGATAGCAACATCCTGAACCGTGACTATGGTAACACCTCTGGTAACCTGCAGTCTGGTGAAGGTCTGTATGAAATCGCTGGTATCTCTATCAAGCGTTCTAACAACTTGCCTTTCCTGGCTGGTACCGTTAATTCCGTTCCTGGTGAGAACAACGATTACTCTGGCGACTTCAGCACCCACTGTGGTCTGATCTACCAGCGTGATGCTGCTGGTGTGGTTGAGGCTATTGGTCCTCAAGTGCAAACCACTGGTTCTGATGTTCGTACCATGTACCAAGGCGACGTGGTTGTTGGTCGTCTGGCCATGGGTGCTGACTGGCTGAACCCTGCTGCTGCTATTGAGCTGCAGTCGGCTCGTTCCTGATAAAGAATAGGGAGGCAATTAAATGGCTATTACTCCTGGCACCTCTGAAGTTGTAAAGATCCCTGCTGGTCAGGTCTTTAGCTCCACTGGCACCATTGCCTCCTACACTCTGAATCCCTGCTCTCCTCTTGAAGCAGGTCGTCAGGTTGTGGGCAATGGTGTGCTGGATCGTGCAACCGATGGCTCCTCTATTTCTGGAGCAACCGCTACGTAATCAAACTTAGGTTAAACAATGTCTATCACTCTTAACGGAAATCTCGGTGCTGTGTATCAGCCCGACATGATGCAGCTGGCTAATGTTGTTGACTCAAACCGTATTGTCAATAACAGCTCGACTCTTGTCGATGTTCCTCAGCTGAAGCTCAACGTTGATGCATATGAGCGCGTGCTCTTCCGCATTAACCTGTTCTATAACACTGCAACTGGTGCTGACTTCAAGTATCAAGTTGCTGTGCCTGGTTCGCCTACCCTGTATCGTCAACTGACCGAAGGTATGGCTCCTGATGACACTGCAGTTGATCTGGCTATTGCCACTTCCTCTGCTGCTGTGTCGATCCTTGGTGCTGCTAACACCAACGGTTTCCTGCGTGTTACTGGTGTGCTGGTGAACGGTGCTAATGCTGGTACCCTGCAGTTCAAGTTTGCACAAGATGCTGCAACTGCTAGCGATACCACTGTCTATGCTGGTTCCTTCCTTGAATATCGGAAGTTCTGATCATGGCTAACATCTCTCAAGCCGCTGGTGGCGGTGGTGTGAGCGGCACTGGTGCTCCTGGTGCTGTGACTGGTGCTTATGACACTGCTTATACCGCTAACGGTAACCTGGCTGTGGCTGGCTCTAATGCTGTCCGTCGTTCGGTTTCCCAAACTGGTGGTGCTGTGTCGAAAGTGTTTTCTATTACTTCTGGTTTCCGTACCGCTTATGCTGGTGTGGAAGTTGATAGTCCGGCTCTGGATGCTACCCGCACTGGTGCCTGATTAATTTACTGTGGGAGATCCTTAGTGGTCTCCCTTTCTTTTACTATACATATAACGCTATTGTTATTATGCCATTCTCTACCACTGGCTCTAAGACTGAGCTGCAAGCTGTCAATCAGATCCTGGCGTCAGTTGGTCAGGCTCCAGTTACTTCGATTGATACAGAAACGATTACCGATCAAAATGGTAATCCGGTTACCGTAGTAACCAACCCGGACGTTGCGATTGCTTACAGTACTCTTGAAGAAGTATCGCGTGAAGTACAAGCCGAAGGTTGGACGTTTAACAAAGAGTTTAATGTCACGTTCACCCCTGATAATAACGATGAGATCCTGTGGCCAAATAACGTAATCCAATTAGATCTATCTGATGATCCTAGGTACTCTAGCTATAGAGAGAAAGATACAGTAAAGCGTAATGGCAAACTGTATGATCGTATGAATCATACCTACACTTGGGAAGAACCTGTCTACTGCGATGTACTCTGGTTCTTTTCTTGGGATGACCTGCCTTCTCCTATTCAAGATTACATCACCTGTAGGGCTGCTACAATCGTCTCTAGCAGGCTTGTAGGAGACCCTGGGCAGTACCAGATACTCCAGCAAAAAGAAGCCTATGCACGGGCTATGGCGATGGAGTATGAATGCAATCAGGGAGACTACAGTATGTTTGGTTATCCTCGTGAAGGTACATACTATCAAAGCTATCAACCTTATAACGCACTGCAGAGATACTGATGGCAGCAGTTACACAAACTATTCCTACTTTCCTTGGTGGTGTTAGTAAGCAAACTGACATTAAGAAGCAACCTGGGCAAGTTGATGAAATCCTAAATGGCTACCCTGATCCTACTTATGGTCTATTGAAAAGGAATGGTAGTCAGTTCCTAGACCTTATCACTGAGAATACTCCTGGTGAATTTACTGATGGGCATTGGTTCACTGTCTCTAGGGATAACGATGAACGCTACATCGGTGTAATCACTAAGACTGGTAACATCCGTATCTGGAATACTGTTCCTACAATTAGCAGCGGTGTGCTTAACATTACCGAAGCTACTATTGCTAATAAGACAGATGCAGATGTTGTCTCTTATCTAACTCCACCTGCTACAACTAAAGGTGTTGATGACTTTAACACCTTTTCTTATCTAGATCAGACCTATATCATCAACAAGAATAAGACTGTAACGATGGCAGCGAAGAGTAATTACTACCTTCGCACTAGAGCTACAGTTGTTATTGGTAGTATTGATTATGACAGTATTTACAAGGTTGTCATCAATGGTACTCAATATGACTTCACTACAATTGATGAGGCAGGTGCTACTACTCGTGGTTACCCTTTGACAGCTGATGAAATCCTTGCTGGCTTAAAATCTGATATTGATGCATCCCTTAGTGCCACCTTTGATGTCATTCAATACGCCAATAGCTTGGAGATTGAGATCAAAGATGGTCAGACTCCATTCACTATTGAAGTGGCTGGTGGTATTCAAGGCGTTTCTCTTACCTGCTATCAAGACGATGTAGTTAGTTCTGCACGCCTTGCTGCATATACCAAGCCTGGTAGACGTGTTAAGATCACCAATAGCATTGATGAACGAGCTTCTTACTTTGTTCAGTTCGCTTCTACTGGTAACGCACCTGGCGGTACATCTGCAGTTAATGAAGGTTCTGGTTTCTGGGAAGAGGCAAGAGGATGGGATATTGATGTAGATGCTAATGGCAATCCCATTGCTACTGGTGGTAAGTATATCGCTAAGCTTGCATCTAGCGGGTTTACCGCTACCACTATGCCTTATAAGCTAGTCAGCACTGGCACCAACACATTCTCTATTTCTAAAGAGACCTGGGCTTCACGCTTTACAGGTAATGACTATGGTAATCCTGTACCTTCATTCGTAGGAAGAGAAATTCAATTTGGCCTTGTTTACAGTAACCGCCTTGTCTTCCTAACTCAGGATACAATTGCGATGAGTGTGGCAAAAGACTTTGAAAACTTCTTCTTTACTAGTGCTCAAACAGTCATTGCTTCTGACCCTGTAGACGTTGAGACATCGAGTTCTAAGGTAAGTAACCTTTACTGTGCTGTTCCTCAAGCACAAGGTCTAGTCTTATTCAGTGAATACGAACAGTACCTGCTCTATTCAGAAAGCGGTATCATCTCACCTACTGATGTTATTGTGCGTACAATCAGTCAGTATGAAGCAGATAGGAGTATTGCTGCACAAGACACAGGTGACTTTATTGGTTTTGTGTCTAAGGTATCAGGCTCTACCAAACTTCTAGGTATGCAAGCACGTGGCAATGTAGCTGCTGCTGATGTATCAGAAGTTAGCAGGGTTGTTGCTGGCTACCTGCCAAAGGGTCTGCAGCATCTTGTTGTTAATGTACAAGATTCTTTGCTTGCACTCTATTCAATTGATTCTGATGAGGTATTCCTGTACAAGTACTACGCTGCTGGTCAGGATACAGTCATGCAAGCTTGGTTTAAGTGGAAGCTGACAGATCCTATTAAGTTTATCACTGTTATCAACAACTACTTTGTTGTGGTTGTTAAAAGTGGCAGTCAATATAAAGTCATCATCCTTGATATTATCCAGAACTTAGATCCAGATGAAGTAGATACTAGCCCTGCTATTACTACGACACGCTTGGATCAAGCATTCGTTGTTAAGTATGGTGGTACTATCACCTACAACAGTGTTACTCAAAAGTCCACTATTCCTAAACCATACACACACGTTACAGGTAAGACTCCTCTAGTCGTTACTGCACAAACTATGCAAGACGGTACTGCAACTGATTACAGTACGCTGTATAAGTTGTCTGCTACTCCAAACCCAAACGTTACACATGACTTCATCCTTGAGGTAGAAGTAGATGGTAGCGGTAATTGGTTAGTGCTTGGTGACTGGACAGGTAAAGAGTATGACCTAGTAGCTGGGTATAAGTTTGACTTTGACGTAGATCTACCACGGTATTTCTATCGTTCACAGAACAACGTAGATTGGACATCTTCGTTGACTATTGCTCGTATGAAGTTCGAGATTGGATTTAGTGGTGCTGTTAATTTCTACATTACCCGCTATGGTGCTCCTCAATGGATCTATGTGGCTGGTGTGCAGAATGCTGGATACTACCTATCTAACTCAACACCTACTATTGATCGGACAATTCTTACTGTGCCTATTCATCAAAAGAATACAAACTTTAATCTTAAGATAAACAGCACCTCACCATTCCCAGTGGCTTTAAATAGCATGACTTGGGAGGGTCAGTATGCTCCACGTTATTATAGGAGGGCTTGATAGATGGCATTTCCCATAGGGTTAGCTATTGGTCTAGGTGGATCTCTTGTTAGCGGCTTGTTTGGTGGTGCTCAGCAAAGTGCTCAAAATAGAGCAGCTGAACGTCAAGCCCAACTTCAATATGAAGCCAACCTGGCTAATTGGAAATTTAATAAGACAAGTGCTCGTCGTCAGTATAAGTATGACAAGCAAACTGTCGCACTTCAACGGCAGAACACTGAACAAAACCTAGCTTATC